TCAATCAGAGATTATGCACATTAAGAATTTTACACTGCCAGGTGATTTAGTTGGTAAAGGTATATTGGCAGTTGCAAAACAAGCATTGGGTAAAGAGATTGCAATCAATGAATACGCATCAAGATATTTTGATGGTGGTGTAAATCCAACGGCAGTTATTAAATCTGCAAACCCTGATCTTTCACAAGAAGAAGCGGATGCACTAAAGAGCGCATGGATGGCAATGTACTCATCACGCAATAGATCACCGGTAGTTATGAACTCATCAACTGATTTTGAAGTGTTAAGTTCTAATGCGGCTGAATCACAATTAGTAGAAGCACAAACGGCAGGACTAACAGAAGCGGCAAACATTTTAGGTTTACCGCCTTACTTCTTAGGATCACCTAATTCAAGCCGTACTTATTCCAATGTTGTAGAAGAAAACTTACAATTGATCAAATGGTCAATACAGCCAATTGCCGAAAGAATAGAAGCGGCATTTTCTGATTTACTTGTCCGGGGTCAAACAGCGGCATTTAAGTATGATTCATTATTAAAGACAGATACTGCAAGTAGGTACAACTCTTACGCAACGGCATTGTCTAGCGGATTCTTAACAGTTGATGAAGTTAGAAGTTATGAAAATCTTGATCCTATGGATTATGAAGAAGGGGATGAAGTAGAAGGCGTAGATGATTCATTACAAAGTGATGTAGAAGATACAGTAGAGGATGAAAACTATGTCTGATGAAAAAATGGAAAATAGAAATTACTCAGTAAATTTGGAGTTGCGTGCCAATGGAGATGGCCGCACCATTTTTGGTATTGCCGTGCCTTACAACAAAGAACAGCGCATTACCAGCACAATGATTGAAGTATTTAGAAAAGGCGTGTTTGCAGAAGTTATTAAAGCACCGCACCGGGTCAAACTTCTTAGGGGTCATGGTGAAAACAATGTGCTAGGCCGTGCCACATTACTTAGGGAAACTGAAGAAGGCTTATATGCTGAATTTAAGATTTCAAAAACGCGTGAAGGTGATGAAGCGTTAGAGTTAGTTAAAGATGGTGCGTTAGATCAATTATCAGTTGGATTTATGCCAATCAAGAATAAAAAACGCCCTGATGGGGTTATGGAAAGAATCAAAGCACATTTGGCTGAAGTATCACTTGTAACCTTTGGTGCTTATGGCGAACTGGCCAGCATTACAGGTATGCGTGATGGCCAACCACAAATGACACCTAGACTAGATGAAGCAAGGAAGATATTAGATGCCATACAGCGTAGTAAGTAACCACCCTGAGTGTGAAGGATATGCAGTTGTAAAAACTGATACTAATGAACTAATTGGTTGCCACAAAACGCAATCTCAAGCAGAAGATCAAATGACCGCTATTAACATTTCAGAGTATGGTGAGAATCGTGCCGAAGGTTATGCACCTACTGATGCAATGAAGACAGAAGCACAAAGAGGATTAGATTGGCGTAGTGAATTTGGTCGCGGTGGTACAGAGATAGGAATTGCCAGGGCTAGAGATATTGTCAATGGTAAAAATTTACCTTTGGAAACTGTTAATCGTATGGTGTCATTTTTTGCTAGGCATGAAGTAGATAAAAAGGCAGAAGGCTTTAGCCCAGGCGAAGATGGCTATCCTTCTAATGGTCGCATTGCCTGGGCTTTATGGGGTGGAGATGCCGGCAAATCATGGTCAGAAAAGATTGCTAACCAAAATCGTACTGAAGAAAAAACAAGATTTAACACTGCCCTACAAATACTAAAAGATTTAAAAAAAGAGATATAATTTTGTCAAGTCGTAGAACACCTAACCCCGATTATCGGCGCGTTACACCTTCTCACTAAAACAACTAACTAATAGGAGAAAAATGTCTAATACTTTTCTAACTTCTCTCCGTGAGAAGCGCGAATCAAAGACATCTCTAATTCAGGCAACTTTAGATCGTGCGGCAGAAGAAGCACGCGATCTATCCGAAGTTGAGTTGGCTAATGTAGAAGCCCTTAACCTAGAGATTAAAAAGTTGGATGAGCGAATTGAGCAGATGTCCGATATTGAAATCCGTAATCAAAAAGCCGCAGATTTAGCCGCTAAGGTTGATGCGAATATTGAGCCAAAGAAAGAAGCACGCGCCGGTGGCTTTATAGTTACTAGTGAAGCACTTACTTACTCAGAGAGATCAAACAATGATTTCTTAACTGATGCACTAAAAGCACAATTTAAAACAGATGGTGAAGCCAGTGCGCGTATTGCACGCCACCAACAGGAAATGGCAATTGAGAAGCGTGCAGTTGGTACATCCAATTTTGCAGGCCTTGTCGTGCCACAATACCTTGTTGATCTATACGCACCATTAGCACGCGCCGGCCGCCCATTTGCGGATGCCGCACGCAAGCACCAATTACCCACCCAGGGCATGTCGGTTGTCATTAGCCGTATAAATACTGGCACAGTAACAGCGTATCAAACATCACAGAACACAGCCGCAGTATCACAAGATATTGAAGATAGCACCCTAACTGTAAATGTAAATACAATTGCAGGCCAACAATCAGTATCTAAGCAAGCATTACTACGCGGATACAACATTGAGGGAATTGTTTTAGGTGATTTGATTCGTGATTATCACACCAAGTTGGATAACTCACTAATCAACGGATCAGGCTCAAACGGACAACCATTAGGTCTAGTAAATATGACCACTGGAGTTCTAGTAACTTACACCGCTACAACCGGCACAGTTGCAGGTCTATATCCAAAGATTGCTGATGCGATTCAACAAATCCAAAGCAATATCTATGTAAATCCAAATGCAGTAATCATGCACCCACGCCGACTAGGATTCCTATTGGCCGGTGTTGATAGTTCAAACCGTCCATTGATTGTGCCACAGGCATACAATCCAATGAACGCAATGGGTACAGGTAACGGCACACCTACTTACGGTAACTCAGGTTACTCAATTCTAGGATTGCCAATTATTGTGGATGCTAACATTGCAACCAATAAGGGTACAAGCACAAATCAAGACACAATCTTTGTGGTTGATTTGAATGAAACCCATCTATGGGAAGAAGCCGCCGCACCAACTTATGTTACATTTGAAGAACCAAATGGCAAGGTTGCGATCAATATCGTTCTATTCGGTATGTCAGCATTTACCGCAGAGCGTTATCCAAAGGCTGTTGCACAAATTAACGGTACAGGTTTAGCAACACCAAGTTTCTAAACCAATAAGTTTCCAGGCCGCTACCCTTCCAGTGGCCTGGATTCTAACTATGATCGGTATTTAATGAATGGAGTTTGTCTAATGTCCCAGGGCAGTACAGGATTTGGATACCGATCATGGCTATAACAAATGGATATGCAACATTAACTCAAATCAAGGCGTACATGTCTATATCAGATAATACTGATAATGACTTGCTTGAAGATTTGGTTGAATCAGCATCACGCTCAATTGATCGGATTGCTAACAGAAGATTTTATTTAGATGCAACAGCATCAGCAAGGCTTTATCGCGCCTATTCAGATATATTTGTTTATGTAGATGACATTGGTACTACATCAAGTTTGGTTGTACAAACCGATTCAAACGGCAATGGTACATACGCAAAAACTTTAACTTTAAATCAAGATTATATTCTAGACCCATTAACATCACCATCTTTAGGCCGGCCATATACTCAATTAACAATGGTATCTAATACTGAAACCTGGCCAATATTTCCAGGGCTAACACAAAATGGATTGCGCCCAGGTGTGCAAGTAACTGCAAAATGGGGTTGGCCGTCAGTGCCGGATGATATAAATATGGCGTGTTTGATTCTTACCGCCGATCTATACAAGCGTAAAGATGCGCCGGGCGGAATATTAGGACTAGGTGATTTGGGCGTTGTAAGAATGTCCCCAATTGGTAGAGATGTAACTGCAATGGTCAGGGCATACAAAAAAGAAGTTATTGCATGAACCCAAGTACAGTTAGAGATAATCTAAAAACTGCACTGCAAACAATTAGCGGTATGCGTGTATTTGATTATGTGCCTGATTCTACAAACATACCAACAAACAATGCGTTTGCAATAGTTGGCCAATTATCTATGAATTATGATTACACATTAAACCGGGGCTTTGATTCAGCATCATGTCAGATCATTGTTGTAGTTGGTAGAATGAGTGAAAGAAATGGGCAGGAAAGATTGGATGGGCTACTTGCTTCATCCGGTTCAACTTCAATTAAAGCCGCCGTTGAAGTTGATAAAACTTTAGGTGGTGCTGTTCAAACGCTCAGGGTTGTGTCTGCATCCCCGGGAACAATAACATCCGCTAATATTGACTACCTAAGTTATCAATATTCAGTAGAGTTGATAGGTTAGTAAGAGAGGAAAATTATGGCCATATTTATGGGTAACAAAGTTGCCGTGATAGTAGGTACAACTACCATTACTGATCATGTCAGCACTGTAAGTCTTGCACGCGAAATAGATCAAGTTGAAATCACAGCAATGTCAGATAACATACAGAATATGATCGGTGGCGTTGAAAGACCTACACTGAATCTTGAACTGTACAATGACTTTGCATCAGCATCAGTAAACTCACTATTTGAAGATGCTTTAGGTACTAAACTGAATATCAAATTGATACCAGTAGCAGGTACAGTAACCGCAACAAATCCAAGTTATACAATGTCATGCCTTATCACATCATGGACACCTGTAAATGGTGCTGTTGATGCGGTAGCAAGCGTGTCTATCTCAATTCCAGTAACTGCATTAACAAAATCAACCAGCGCGTAATAAGAAAAGGGTGGGACAATGCACAAAATTGAAATTGTTAAAAAAGATGGTAAGAAAATAACCTATGATCTTACGCCATCCGCAAAGGTGGCATTTGAATCCGAATTTAAAACCGGATGGCGTAAGCGACTAGGCGAACTACAAATGGAATCGGATTTGTGGTGGTTTGCCTGGCGTTTAGAAAAAGATGCAGGTAAAACCGAACTTCTTTTTGGAGA